CAAAAGAAAAGTTTATTCGTTGCGACACCAATGTATGGTGGTATGAACCACGGTCTATACATGAAAGCCTGCCTTGACCTTCAAGGTCTTTGTATGCAATACGGTGTTAATGTTAAATTCTCATTCCTATTCAATGAGTCCCTAATTACACGAGCAAGAAATTATCTTGTCGATGAATATCTCCATCGTTCTGATTGTACTCATATGTTGTTTATCGATTCAGATATTCATTTTAATCCACAAGATGTGATTGCACTCTTGGCTATGGACAAAGATGTATCTGGTGGCCCTTATCCTAAAAAAGCGATTAAATGGAAATCTGTTAAAACTGCCGTAATAAAACATCCAGATATTGATCCCGGTATGCTTGAAAAAGTTACTGGTGATTATGTATTTAATCCAGTTAAAGGTACAGCACAATTCTCCGTTACAGAGCCATTAGAAGTTATGGAAATTGGTACTGGCTTTATGATGATTAAACGTGAAGTTTTTGGAAAAATGGAAAAACAATATCCAATGATTCGTTATAAACCTGACCATGTAGGTCAAGCACACTTTGACGGTTCTCGTTACATTCATGCCTTCTTTGATACTGTTATTGATACCAAAAATTCAATTACTGGTGGTGGTTCTGACCGATATCTATCAGAAGATTATATGTTCTGTCAGATGTGGCGTAAGATGGGTGGAAAAATTCACCTGTGTCCTTGGATGAAAACATCACACATCGGCACTTATCATTTCCAAGGAGATATGCCAGCTGTGGCTAATTTCGTGGGAGAGATGTAATGAAAAGAAGTAATTTAACAAAAGAAATTGTTAAAGCTTCACAAACGGCCACAACAGGTGGCCGTAAGTTTGATGGTGGGAAGTTACAGTATGGTTTAATTCCACCTAATGCACTCAAGGCAACAGTAGAAATTCTTACCTTTGGTGCAGAGAAGTATGAACCAGATAATTGGAAAAAAGTTCCTGATGCCAAGCGCAGATACTTTGATGCCATGCAACGGCATCTTTGGGCTTGGAAATGTGGTGAACAAAATGACCAAGAAACTGGTAAGAATCACTTGGCACATGCGCTGTGCTGCTTGATGTTTTTGTATGAACATGATACAATAGATTTTTTAAATAATGGAGAAGTAAATGAAACTATCAAATGAAACCCTTACCGTATTGAAGAACTTTTCTTCCATCAACCAAGGTATTCAATTCAAAAAAGGCACCAAACTTACCACAGTATCATCTGGTAAAACTGTTTTGGCACAAGCTAATCTTAAAGATGAATTCCCAAAAGAATTCTGTATCTATGATTTAAATGAATTCTTATCAATTCATAGCCTTTATAAAGATTCTGAAATCGACTTTACAGAATCAGATGTAATTTTTAAAGTAGGTAAACGTTCTGGTAACTACAGAATGACTGCCAAAGAAATGATTGTAACACCACCCGAAAAAGAAATTACTTTGCCTTCTGTTGATTGTGAATTTACTTTGACAGCAGAAGATTTGGATTCTGTGATTAAATCGGCTAGTGTCGTTTCTTCACCAAACATTGCCGTCAAGTCTGATGGTGAGAAAATTGAAATCGTTACTTTTGATGCAAACAATAATGCCGCACACACAAACACAATTGAAGTTGGCACTAGCAACGGTTCAAAATACAGCATTGTATTCAAAACAGAAAATATTAAATTGATTTCTGGTAGTTATGATGTGAAGATTTCTTTCAAGGGAATCGGTCATTTCAAAAATACCAAAGATGACATTCAGTATTGGATTGCTTTTGAAGCAAAAGAAACTAAGATTGGAGAATAATAATGTTACACTTTACTGAAGCAATTTCAAAATCAAGTATTGCAATCAATCCTAAACATGTTGTTGCCGTCTTTACAGCCACAGAAGGTGAACAAAAAGGTAAAACAGTTGTTAGTATTGTAAACGGCAACATTGCCATTGAAGAAGATTATCTTGAAACAGTAGGCCGTTTAAACGCTGTTGAGTAGTATTGCTGTAAATTATATTATGGGAGTTTTGAATGGAACATTTATTATGGGTCGAGAAGTATCGGCCAAAAACAATTGAAGATTGTATTCTTCCCGATGCGCTCAAGGAAACTTTTCAGGAGTTCGTTAAGAGAAAAGAAATACCAAATCTTCTTTTATCTGGTACGGCAGGTGTTGGAAAAACAACAGTTGCTAAAGCATTGTGTAATGAGGTCGGTTGCGATTATATTGTCATCAATGGCTCTGATGAGTCTGGCATTGATGTCCTTCGTAATAAAATTAAAAACTATGCTTCTTCAGTTTCTTTGGCTGGTGGCAGAAAAGTTATCATCATTGATGAGGCTGATTATCTCAATCCAAATTCAACTCAACCTGCTTTACGGGGAGCCATTGAAGAATTTGCCTCGAACTGTTCCTTCATTTTTACCTGTAATTTTAAAAATCGTATTATCGATCCGATCCATTCTCGGTGCTCTGTTATCGACTTTAAAATCAACGGTTCTAAACCAAAATTGGCTTCTCAATTCTTTAAAAGAGTTGAAAACATTCTCGAACAAGAAGGCATTAAATATTCAAAAGATGTTGTTGCGGCAGTCATCACAAAGCATTTCCCAGACCATCGGAGAATTCTTAATGAATTGCAGCGATATTCGATATCTGGCACCATTGATACTGGTATCCTTTCTAACATTACTGATATACAATTTGAATCGTTAATTTCATCTTTAAAAGATAAAGACTTTGCTTCTACTCGCAAATGGGTTACTGCCAATCTTGATAATGATCCAACAAAAATTTATCGTAAGATATATGATTCATTGTATGATGTTCTTACACCTAGTTCGGTTCCGCAACTAGTTCTCATACTGGCCAAGTATCAATATCAATCTGCCTTTGTGGCCGACCACGAAATCAATATGATTGCCTGTCTGACCGAAATCATGGTAGATTGTGAGTTCAAATGAAAATAGGATTTAATTGTTCTTGTTTTGATTTATTTCATGCCGGCCATGTTACCATGTTAAAGATGGAAAAAGAGCGGTGTGATTATCTCAAAGTGGCTCTCCAAGTAGACCCCACGACAGATAGGCCTGGCTTAAAAAATAAGCCAGTACAATCCATCTATGAAAGATATGTACAGGTTCAAGCCTGTAAATATGTTGATGAGATTTTATTATACGACACCGAAAAAGAATTACTCAATCTCATTATGACACAAGATATGCACATTCGTTTTTTAAGTGATGAATATCTATACAGAGATTTCACAGGTAAACAATATTGTATGGATAATGGCATTGAATTATTCTACCATAAACGTCAACACACATATAGCACTAGTGAATTAAGAAATCGTGTTTATGAATTGGAATTGGCCAAGCGCCAAGAAAAAGGTGTGATAGATATCCCACAATATTCTACAGAGTTATTAAAATGAACACAACAAATATTTTAGAGTTAGGTCGTGCAGGAGAACTTGTCGTGATTGACATGTTAAAATCTTTAGGTCTCGATTTACAAATCCGTGATATGTATTTGGAAAACAAATACGATTCTGAAAAAGATATTTTAGTTGATGGCAAATACAGAGTAGAAGTAAAAACTCAAGCGCCTTTTGTTAAAATGAATGCGTTTACTTTTTTACCTAATCAGATTAAGAAATGCACATTAGCTGATGTTTTATATTTTGTTTCGGTACCACATCCTACATGGTCACATTATTCTGATGGATGGATTTACAGAGCAGTTCCTAGTGAAATGAATTATCATCCATGGAAAGACCGTTGGGGTAAAGAAAGAATTATTATTCCAATTAAACAAGATGCTTTAAAACCTGTGCATAAAATGCCTGATGAAAAATCAAAAGAATTACAACAATTACTTTCGACAATGTATTGATATGCCAGATTTATTTAAAGAGATACTACCATCAATACTGCAAACTAAAAAATCTGTATTCCGTGATGAGATAGATTTTAAAGAATACAAGCCATTTATTATCAATCGTGCTCTATCATACCACATGGATTGTGTTCTATACGTTAACGAGATGAACCTACATCCAGAGATCGATGTGGACATGCAATATTCGTATCTTCTAAATACCATAAGACCAATGAAACGGAAATTTCAACCGTGGCAGAAATCAGAGGTCGACAAAGATATAGAATGTGTCAAACAATACTTTGGATACTCCAATGAGAAAGCCAAAGAAGCCTTGCGTATTCTAAATGATGAACAAATCGCTGAAATAAAAGCTAAAACAAATAAAGGCGGAATGAACAAGTCATGATTTCAATTATAGATTTAGTTGAAGTTACACTCGGTGAAAAGGATGATTTTTTAAAAGTACGTGAAACCCTGACACGCATCGGTGTGGCTTCCAAAAAAGACAGAATATTGTACCAATCTTGCCATATATTACATAAGCAAGGCAAGTATTATATCGTCCACTTCAAAGAACTGTTTGCATTGGATGGCAAACCTACAGACCTATCTGAGAATGATTTATCTCGTAGGAACGCCATAGCGCAACTCCTAGAAGATTGGGGTTTAGTGAAGATAGTGAATCGAAAGCAAGTGGAGAACCCTCCACCCATCTTCCTATCACAAATTAAGATACTTTCCCACAAAGATAAAGACGATTGGGATTTGGTACCCAAGTATAATATTGGTAAGAAACCAGGGGCCTATTGACAAAATAGGCTTTTTGTGTTATAAATATGGATGTAGGTGCCTTCGGGGCCTATAATTTTGATTAACTCGCTTAAACTAAGGAGCACATAAACATGACTACAAGTCTATTACCTTCCATTTTTGACTTCCACAAGACCCTCGACCCATATACGGTTGGCTTTGACAGTTTCTTTAAAGATATTGAAGAAGTTACCAAAACGATTCAGAAGGCTGTGCCGTCATATCCCCCATACAATATTAAACAAGTAAGCAAAAACAAGTATGTCATTGAAATGGCAGTTGCTGGTTTTGCCAAGTCTGATATTGAAGTAACACTTGAAGGCAATAAATTGGTCATCAAAGGTTCCGCTCAAGAAAACGATATTAATGAAGAAGAAAGTTTCTTATTCAAAGGTATTGCTAACCGTAATTTCACACGTGCATTTACTCTGGCTGATAAGATTGAAATCAAAGATGCCGAAATGGTAAATGGTATGTTACGAGTATGGTTAGAGAATTTTGTGCAAACTCAAGATGCCATTAAGAAGATTGCCATCAAGGAAAAGAAAGATGTCTAACTGGTGGCCCGTAACCGATGAGGAATGGGAACAGTTGAATTATCCAAAAACTCGGTAAACATATAGGGGGTTCTTGACAGACCCCCTATTCTATGTTATAATGGTACATATTATGAAAAAAGTGAAATCAAATCCTATTCTACAAAAGGTTCGTTCAAAAACGAACTCCGACATCTATTATACCTATTCCAACTGGAAGACTAAGGATATAGAAGATGTTATTTTTATTCCTGTGGTCAAAGAAATGCCTACTGGTGAATATCAGGTGGTACACTATATGAGAAAAGAAAATTTTTT